TCAATTCAAACTGATGTAAACCATTATGACTTAACATCACTTGGTAATCTTTCATTCGCTCTATTGGATGTTGATTTATACAGGCCTACAAAGAAATGTCTGGTAGAATTGTATCAGATATTGAATCCAGAAGGCATTCTTGTAGTAGATGACTGTGATCCTAATAACATTCGGTGGAATGGTGCGGATCAGGCTTATAAGGAGTTTGGCAAGGTTGACAAGGATGTTATGAAAGTGACTGGTACAGGACTTGGTTCTGACCAGATTCAGCTAGATAGACCCAGGATTGAGGATTAGGACATGTAAAATAATTAAGGATTAGATAGTGATTTTGGTTAATTTTTTTAAACAAGAATTTCCGTCTCATATAATTATTTATCTTGGCGGGGAAACGATTTTACATCATTGGAGGGGAAAAGAGTCTAGTGTAGAATTATTAAATAATTATATTAAGAAACATATTTGTTACATCCTAAGACACAAATCATTACAAAACTAATGCAATATTTGACCAATAAAATTAAAAACTTTATAAAATCTCATGCTTTGGAAGACAAAGATAATGAGGTTTGTGGACTAATTTTGCAAAATGGTATCGGGGAATGCCTTTCAGTAAAATGTAAAAACATTTCCGATACGCCGTCAAATCATTTTATTATTTCGGCGGAAGAATTAAAGAGCCATGAACAAATTGGAAAAATCATTGCATTTTATCATTCACACCCCGTGTTTTCTGGATTTAGTGAAGTGGACAAAATGCTTTCTGAACAAAGGAAAATTAATTGCATTCTTTATAATGTAAAAGAAGATTCTTTTGATGAATACATTCCTATGGGATATGAGGTTCCTTATCAAAATCGGCCATTTTTATTAGGAATCATGGACTGCCTGCAATTAGTTAGGGACTTTTATCAAAGAGAATTAAATATTAAAATTTCGGACGCGAAACATAAAGCCCGTCAAGTTTATAATTGGATCGATAATCCAATTTTAAATGACTATAATCAAAATGGCTATCCTTTTTTAAAAAATCATTTTATAGATAATGGTTTTATAGAAGTAAATGGTTTGCAAAAACATGACATTATTCTTACGAAATTAATAAGTATTAAATGCGCGGTGCATTGTGCGGTTTTTATGGAGAATAATCGTATTTTACATCATCTGCCCGGTAGATTGTCCGTGGAAGAACAATATGAGCCTTGGCTTAAAAGATTAACCGTGCATAAGATGAGACATCGGTCATTAATTTAAAAAGTGATTATGAACAAGTTAGTAAATGTAAAATTTCATGGCAATATTTGGGGCGATTTAAAAGCAAATTACAATCTCGCCGTGTCTTCTGTCGGCGAAGCTATTTATGCGATTGACACTTTAAATAAAAGAAAACTCACAAAACAGCTTTTAGGCAATGATAAAAAGAATATAAAATACAGGGTCTTAATTAATGGTCGGGACTTTGTATGTCAAGAACCGCTTTCTTTGGAAAAACCAGAAACCATTACCAACTCCGAATTGGTGATGATTAGAAAAAATTTACAAAATATTGACATCGTTCCTGTATTGGAGGGTGCGGACGGAGCTTTAAATATATTGACTATTGTTTTGGGAGTGATTTTGATTGTGGTAGGGTTTGTGATTTTTCCCGGAACACAGGTTTTGGGTCTTATGCTTTTAAAAAGCGCATTAGTAATGGGCGGTTTAGGGCTTGTAGTGGCGGGAGTAATTAATCTTTTGTCTTCACCTCCTAAGTTTGAAGATTTTAGAACCATTGAAAAGGGTGGAAAATCATCATATTTATTCAATGGTCCCGAAAATACAGTTGGTGAAGGCGGTCCGGTTCCAATGGGTTACGGACGATTAATTGTTGGCAGTCATACTGTAGTGACGACCTACAATATTGTGGATATAGAATCTGAAAATTTGAATTATCCTAAGACGAATATTGAAGACGAAGAGGAATAATTATTAAAAATTTATGGATGAACAGGATGATAAAATATTAGCATTTCAAAGTTTGGGTAAAGGAAAAACTGGACCCCCACCGCGTTCGCCAGTGGAAGACCCGGAAGGCGTCGATACTACCGCTTTTCCTAGAAGTATTTCCCAGGGCAAAGATGCGCGTGGGCAAGGAACCCCGGGCGCGGTAACTTTGTCGCAAATAGGTATTTTAGATTTAATTTCGGAAGGCGAAATCGAAGGGTTAGTTACAGGATCAGAAATTTATTCCGGAACGGCGGGGAATTTAGGATTTGATAAAGTGGATTTTACTTTATATCCGGAAGTTTCAGGAGTACGTTTTTTAAGGTCAATATATTGGAATGAAGTGCCTGTTGTTAATAGTGAAAATCAATTTAATTATCAACAAATCAATTTATATACTACTAGGGGACTTCCTAACGGAGCCAGTGTCCCTCAAATTATTGACGAAACAACATCCGTTCGACCCATTGGTGAAAGATTAAGATTCGGGCCGGATTTTGCAAAAATTTATAGAATTTTAAACCCTTATGCCAAAGCTATAGAAGTTAATATTCGATTTAGTCAACTATCAATAACAAATTTAAATCCCGATGAAATGGGAGATGTGGAAGAAGCGACGGTAATTTACGAAATATCCAGAAGGCCACTATTTTCGACTCCCGGCAAAACGCCGGGATTTTTTAGTAATATAGTCCAAGAAACCGTTAGAGGAAAAATTAGCAATGGATATATTAGGAAAACAAGACTTGAACTATTTTCTTCCGCAAATAATTATTCCAATAATACTGACTTCTTGGGTTGGGAAATTAAAATTCAAAGGCTAACCGAAGACACAATAAACGCCAGTCTTAGAAATCAAACGGCCATCGATTCGGTAATAGAGATTTTTGGTGATGTTTTTCTTTATCCAAATGCGGCATTAGTAGCTTCCAAATTCAGCGCGGAGACATTTTCGCAAATCCCTGCGCGAGCTTATGATGTAAAATTATTAAAAGTAAAAGTCCCAAGTAATTATTTTCCATCTGGTAAAACTTATACCAGTCCCGACGATTGGGACGGGACTTTCGCTGAACATAAAAAATGGACAGATAATCCCGCATGGTGTTATTATGATTTAATAACTAATTCTAGATATGGATTGGGAAACTACATCGACGAATCTCAAATCGATAAATGGACATTATATGAAATAGGAAAATATTGTGACACAATGGTCCCCGATCCATATACTGCTAACGAAGGGGGCGTAGAACCAAGATTTTCTTGCAATTTAATAATAAACAGTAGAGAGGAAGCTTATAAAGTTATTGATGATATGGCTAGCATTTTTCGCGCCATGTCTTATTATTCGGCAGGCTCGATTTTTGTTTCCCAAGATTCCCCTAGAAATCCTATTTACCAATTTACAAATTCCAACGTGGAAGATGGAAATTTTAATTACTCTAGTTCTAGCAAAAGAGTAAGACATACCACGGCGGTTATACGATACAATGATAAAAACAATTTTTATAAACCCTCGGTGGAATATATTGAAGATGTGGACGGAATAAAAAGATATGGAATCCGAGAAACTGAATTAACCGCTTTCGGTGTTGTTAGTCGCGGGCAAGCGGTGCGGTTGGGAAAATGGGCTCTATTAAGTGAAAACCTTTTAACCGAAACTGTAACTTTTACAGCGGGATTAGATGCGAATATTTTGCGTCCGGGCGATGTTGTTCAGATTTTTGATAAACATCGCCATAAAGAAAGATACGGCGGCAGGACTTCCATTATTTATCATAGCAGTGGTATTTTATTGGACGCTCATGTTCCGAATTTGGTAAATGATTCTATTTACAATTTTCATCTTTTAACTCCCACGTTTTCTTATAATCCTTCGGGCGTTAATGATTTGACTAGTGCGGATTTTGATAATATTCGCAGAAATCAAATCCAGTTTATGTATTTTTCTGGTGCGGCGGCGAGCGGAATAACCGGTGCGGATAAGATTGTTAGAACGCAAATTAGTTTTTCCGGAGGATTTGATGTGACGAATTATCATTATTCTGGAAATTTGGTATGGATGATTGAAGGTTCGGGCGCAAACAATCCTTTGTATAACCAATTCAAGGATTTTAAAATCATCAAATTAGAAGAGCGCGATAGTTTGAAAATAAATGTCACCGCTTTGGAATATAATAGCGGAATTTTCGATCTAATAGAATCCGGTGCGGGAATAGAACAGCCAGATTATGCGACCAGTATTCCAGCAACGCCAAAAAATCTTTCATTATCCGTATCTAAACCTTCGCCAAATTCGGCAATAATTAATTATAAATTCGGATATGATAATTTAATAGATGTTCAGAATTTTTTGGTTTATGTTAAAAAAGATGATTTTGAAGAATCGGATGTTAATAATGGCAATTTAGCGGCAATTTTGCCACCTAGTATTACAAATGGAACTTTTGCACCATTGGTCGGCGGTGAGTATTTCTTTAGAGTTTATGCTAGAAATCGATATGGAAGATTTTCGGCGTCATTTGCGTCTAATAATGCTTTTGTTGGACTCATTGATCCCATTAAAGACGTAAGTATAAGTTCTTTAAGATTATCCACTGGGAATTTATCAAATTCCGCGGGGACAACTTTTGCGGAATTATTTGAAAGCGATAGCCCGCAATTTTCTTGGCAGGTTGGTTTTAATAATGCGACAACAATTCCAACCGGTATTTCTTATCGTGTCACGGCCAGACTGCCGTCTAATAGTAACATACCTTCGCCGTCTATCTTTTTTGAAACTGGTAATTTATTATCGGGGCAAATAAACAATTTGTTATATACTTTTGATTTTGCGAATAATTATCACGCATTTTCTCCCGATAATAAAAGGGGACCGTTTCGAGAATTTGATTTTATTGTTGAGGCCATGCAGGACAATGGTCAAAGCTCCGCTGGTGGAAATTTTAAAACATCTTTAAAAAAAGATTCCAATTACGACAATAACAATGGTTATGACATAGTTTATGTTAAGAATCCACGAATTACGGACTTTAATTTAACAAGTCCAGATGGAATAAAACCAACAGACAAATTTCACACAGATCAATGGCTTACTCCAGACGGAGATATAAAATTAAAAATCATTGCCGGCGGATTACCAGCCGATTTGGCCGGTGCATTTGTATATTTTTCCACAGAAAGTTTCAATCAAGACGAAGCTTATGGCCTTATACCAACTACCAAAACAATAACAAGGGAAAACGTAACTCAAAGCGGCAGTCCTATTGTCATTGGCGCGAATTTAGTTTCAGCCAACAATGCTTACGTGGGCGTTAGTGTTTATGATAGTTTTGATTTAAGAGCCATTCAATCGGGAATTAATATTTTCAAAGATTTATCTTTAACAAACATAGTTAAAGCATCCAAACGCGGAACAACTTTAAAATCAAATAGTGAAGAAATTATTTTAAAGACATTAATTACAGAACATATCTTTCCACACGGTCTTGGAAATATTCCAACGTATGCTGGTGCAACATTAATATGCAAAATCCCACAATGGGGATACACGGTGGGTGAAGAAATTGATGTTCATTCATTATTGACTCCCATAGGAAATTTATATTCTCCCGCGTTTTTAATCATAAAAAACAATATCGACATAAGAACAATATATTTTCCAGACATTAGAATAAAAAGAAAGGCTGATGGTGCTATTGTTTATTTAACAAACAGCAATTGGAGATTAAAAATCTATTCCATGTTAGCACCATAAAATTTTTAGTGTAATGAATAACGGTAAAAGGCTTTAATTTTTTTTTAAGAATTAATATAATAAGATATGGCTACAGAAGTAAAACTTAGACAAGGCACTAAGTTGCAACATGATAGCTTCACTGGCGCTCTAGGTGAAGCGACCGTCGATACCACTAGGACAACCATCAGAGTGCATGATGGGTCAACGGTTGGTGGTGTTCAAATTGTCCGAGAGGGAATTTTAAGCAAATCAGTCGCGGGAAGTTCCAACGTGTCATTAACTGAAGCTGAAGGTGCGAATTTAATTATCAACTGCACAGGAACACTTACAGGAAGCATACAACTAATTTTGCCTACGGTTGATGGAAGGTATTGGGTGGTTAGAAATGGGACTAGTGGAGCTTTTACTTTGACCGCTATATTTAGTTCTGGCACCGGAACAGTAGTCCCTCAAGGAGAACAGACTATAGTATATAGAGTGGGCGGTAATTGTGTGGCTTTAAGTACTTTAAATTCATCTAGCTCTTTAACCGGCGTATTACAAGGTAATGGTTCTTCTCCTGTAACGGCTATTACTGGCACGAACAACAGGATTCCAGTGTGGAAGACCAGCGGCAACCGTTTGCAGGATTCAAACATCACCGACGATGGCACGACGGTAACGATAGCTACCGCGAGCAACGGTAACATCGTCCTGACGCCGAACGGGACCGGCTCCCTTGGCCTGAACACGACGTCCTTCGGCACTTCAGCAGCCGGTATCTTCGCGATCAAGAACGGGACGGCACCAAGTGCGTCGGTGACGGATGTTGTTCAGCTTTGGTCCGCAGACCGTGGCGGCACGGCGGGGAAAGCGTCTCTTCACATCCGGACCGAAGACGGGATCAGTCATGTGTTTGGGGATTTGAGTGGTATCGGGACGACGGCGCCAGGGGCGACGTTGGATGTAACAGGTGCAGGTAGTGGAGGAAGAGGTTTACGGTTGGTTGAGACCACTACTTCTAAAGCAAATGCAGTTTATACTTTGGAGGTTGATAGTTCCGCACATACGTCCAATCTTTCAGCCGCGGGTGCGATGAAAGTGGATATTAGTTCAGGTAGAGCTTTCACAATTACAGGTAATGGTAACATTGGGTTTGCGACTGATTCTCCCACCAACATCATCTCTCTCGGCAACGGTGCGGCTCGAAAGTTCTGGATTGAGAACACAGCCACTGATGTTGTAGGACGGGCTTTGACGGTGGCGGCTGGAAGCACTGTGGCAGGAACTGCTGTGAGCGACGTGGTCGGCGGCAATCTGATCCTGCAAGCAGGCTTGGGCACCGGGACCGGCGCATCGACGATCAGTTTCCAAACCGGAACTACTCTCACCACCGGCACGACGCTTCAAACCATGTCCACCAAGGTAACCATCTTGGGGAGTGGCTTCGTCGGCTTTGGGACTGTTTCGCCGACTTCGGCACTTTCATTTGGAGCGGCGTCCACAATCAACACGATTGCCGGTGCGCTGACACTGGCTCCTGTCGCAAACAGTGATTTGAATTTGTCTCCATCTGGAACAGCAAATGTAAAGATGGTTAAGACGACAACCATTAGCACTTTAATTCAAGGCGAAACATCTACTGCTGGAGTCGGGTCTTATTTGACTATCCGTAAAGCCAGAGCATCAACTACTGATTTGGTTACAGGTGATACAATTGGAGGATTAGCTTTCGAGGCACGTTACAATTCTGATTGGGGCAGTGTTGCTCTAGTCGAGGGGATTTACACAGGGTCTGGAACAACTAGAACGGGTGGTATTGTTTTCAGCACGTTCAACATAGCACAATCATTTGGAGAGCGGATACGGATAAATTCAGAAGGCCTCGTCGGCTTCGGCCTGACCGGTCCCACTGCCGTCATCCATCTCAAAGCCGGGACCGCAACCGCTTCCACCGCGCC